CTATTTTACAGGAAAATCAGCACTACCAAAATTATCCCCCATCATACTTTCAGCAGTAAGAGTTACAGGCGTTTCTGTATCTGTCAATTCATAGGCAACTGCACTTGAAATGGAGCCACCGGGTTTAATTTCAGCTGATTGATCTTGTAAATATTTATCATCAGGCAAACTTGCAATAGTTAGTTTATTTACTTTATTTGGATCGTTATCTTGTATCGCTTTAAAATTTAGAATCCATGCAGTGTTGGGCGAAATCGGTGCTGAATTATCATAATCAGGATTTACTAAAGTATCAAACCAAAAAGCAATCACTGGTTTTTCCCCGTAGTCATTGCCAGCTTCACCAGGTTGGATAACTTTATAATCGGTAATCTTAATAGAATAAGAGTTCCCTTTTAACATAGTGCCATCGAAAGTTGCTTCTGACGCAGTTGCAACAAAATCACTTGTAGTTTCTACTTTTGAAGAAGTGGCCTTTGTTTCACTACTCTTTTCTGTAATCTCTTGTTGTGTGCTGCTTGATGCACTAGATTCACTGTTAGGCTTATTTCCGCATGCTCCCAAAAATAATGATGTAAATAATAACCCCAAAATAACTTTTCTCATTCTTAACTCCCCATTTCTTTGATATAATTATGTTGTAAGTATCTCAAAAATGAGGTGGAAGTCCGTGTTCACAGCACGGACTTTTTTTATTTCAGGTGACATTCCCAACCTAACCCCAAATTAAATTCTTCTAGCACACTTGTGTAGTTGAATTGACCATCATTTTCTTGAATCAAATAATTAATCATCGAAGTATTTGCTTCGTTTTCCATTTTTGAATGGAAGACAGGATTAGTGTATAACGCGTTAAAATCTGAATGATTAAGAGCGTGATAGAGTTCATGAAGAATCACTTGTTTTTGTTTTTCTTCCGATTGATTTTGATTAACGACCATCAGTTTCAACTCATCAAAATAATAGCCTCTTTTTTCTAATTCCATTACGACTAGCTCAATTCCATGACTAGCGAGTAGCTCCTTTATTGTTTTCATAAAAAAGACTCCTTACTTACTCATTCGTCCTTCTAAAAATGCGCGAATGGCCTCTCTGTCATTATCAGTCATTGGTTTTCCATCAAAGCTTTTCACATTGTCTAGAATTTTGTCGAGATCCTCAGGTAGTTTTACTTTATCTCCTAGAGCAGGTGTATCTGTTCGTCCAAGCAGATAATCTACAGAAACATGAAAATATTCTGCTACTTTTTCAAGAGTCTCAGCTTTTGGACTACTTGTTCGCCACTGATAAATCACATTTTTAGATAATCCAATATCTTCTGCCAGTTTGTTTAAACTGATTCCCTGTTTTTTTGAAAGTTCTGAAACTCTTTCGTATAAAATCATTGTAAAAGCTCCTTTTTTATATTTTTTTATAAAAATATTGTAAATTATAAAATAATGGGATAATATTATTTATAGATTACTCATAGAAACACAAAACGAATGAGAAGAGTCGTTTTTGTTACTTTTATTTTATAGAACTTTGGGATTTGTGTCAATGTAAGTTTGATTTATCTGGTTAATTATATTTTTTTATGAAGATAGCGAGAGGAGAAATTCACAATAAAATATATTTTTTACCTATATAAAATTAGTTAGGAGTGAAGTATTTTGCGAAAATCAACATTTAATTATATTAAGGATATTTTATCCGACTATTATCAAACAGATGCGTATATTAAACAAAGAGAAGAAGAATTACGTCATCCATTCATAGAAGCTGATTTAAATAGTTCGATTCGTGGTCAAGGAAGCCATAGTATAGCAACTGAAAGAATGGCCATCACCATTGCGATGGATCGCCGACTTTGGAATTTGGAAAGGAATCGTGACGTAGTGAAAGATTGTTTGGCGCGTGCGGATGAAAATACGAGAGAAATTATTGAAAAACTCTATTTACAAAAAAATGCAACAGTTAATTTACTAGGAATGAGTCAACGTTTGTTTATTAGTAAAAGTAAGGCTTATGAACTAAGAAATGAATTTTTTGAAACTGTTGCAGATGAGTTAGGTTTGTAACTCTGGAAAAACTCAGGAATTTTTTTCATAGTCAACAGGCTAAAATAATATCATCAAGAAAATAAACATTTCAGAATGAACTAACTTGCTTCTTAAAAATGAAGAAAACTAAACTAGAATTGAAAGATTTTCTTGAAGTTGTTATAAGGTGGTGATTTCTACTTAGATTAATGTTTTTTGTTTCAAAAAAATTCAAATAAGATGGTCAAAAATGGAGCTATTTTGTTTGAACCAAAAACAGGAGGAAGAAAAATGGAAGCACTAAAAGGAATTGACGTTATTTTGCTTTATCGTTTATTAAGCAAATCAAGTGAAGGACCCGCATGGAAAATGGCGTTTCAAACGGAACACGAAAATGGGTTAACCCGTGAGTCAGAAGCCACTGTGACGAAAGATGGAAATGTCCATACTTTGAGTCCCGTTGAATATGATTTCTCTGCAACTTCGATTGTTGCCAAAGGAGACACACATGTCAACGAGATGAAAAAAGCATTATTAGATGGCGAAATTGTTGAAATTTGGGAAATTAACAAAGCAGAAAATGGAATTGGTGAAGACGCAGATAAATATAAAGCAACTTATTATCAAGCTTATGTTTCGGAATTTACACCAAATGCGACAGCAGAAGATAATGTGGAACTAAGCTTAGCTTTCGCTGTTAACGGTGTTGGTCAGGAAGGATATGCTACGTTATCTGAAGACCAAGCAAAAGTGATTCAGTATACGTTTAAGGACACTGTTTCAGAAACAGTTTAACCTAATGATGGATTGTGTGGTTTCATGACTAACACAATCCATTTTTTATCAAAAACAATTGAATATCAGAATTAAAAAGGAGAGACAAGATGAACTTAGTGATTAAAGAAAAAGACTACCAATTTGTATTTGGCTATGGTTTTATCAAGGAAATGAATCGTCGTTATTCGGTAACAGAAAATGGCTTAACTTTGAAAATGGGCCTAGAAAGTATTTTATCGAATTTTTTTAATAAAGATGTCGAAACGTTAGTTGAGATGCTAAAAGTTGCAAACAGTACCGAGACACCAAAGGTTAGTGAAGACGATTTAGCAAATTATATCGTGGAAAATGGGTCTGAGGTATTGTTTGAAGAACTCTTAGAAGAGCTAAAAAAGTCGGAATTTACGAAGAACAAGACCCTACAGTTGCTAGAACGCATTCAAGCAAACCAATAAATTTTACTGAGCTATACCAGCAAGTGCAACTGAACTGTTTACGTTATTTAGAAATGAATGATTTTCTTGAAATTGATCGAATGACGATTTCTGAATATCAGTTACGACAAAAAGCATATCAGTTAAGACAATTGGATCAAGAATATTTTCTACATCTTGCAGCCTGGAAAAATTATGAAGTTCAAGCCCAGGCTAAAAAGGGGAAAAAACAAGTACCTGTTTATCCAACATTTCAGTCATTCTTTGATTATGAAAAACTACAAGAAAAAATTGTTGGCTATCTACCACAAGGTGAAAATCAAGAATTCTTGGATCTGGTCAAAAAAGCAAATACTTAAGAAAGGAGGTTATTTATGGGAGACTATACAGCGGAAAGTATTCTTGCAGCTTTTAGTGAAGGATCTTTGGGTGCAATGAATACAGGCATTGAGAAGGCAAGCAAAGCAATCAAATCAATGACAAGTAATCTTTCTGGTTTTGACTCACTTAATTCAGTTATTAACACAGTCACTGATTCATTAAAGGAAACGGTCAAGCAATTTGAACAGCTTACTAGTAAAGCTTCAACAATGGATCTAGCTGGTTCCTCTTCAAAGGAAGTAGAAAGTTTTCAAGACCTGATTGGAAAAATTTCCGAGGTAACAAGTGCTGTTAATAATGGGATACAAGGGGCTGGCTTTGGTGAAACGATGGCGGGGTTTGATGATGTTTTAACCACTTATTCTACAGTTGTTGAAATCCAGGATAAGATTGCTGGTTTAGGTACTGCATATCAAGCTTGGACAAAGGCTACGGAAGGTGCAACGATTGCACAGAAATTATTAACGACTGCAATGAATGCGAACTGGATAGCAATTATTATCACTGCTGTCGTGACTTTAGTTTCAACATTGATCTATTTATGGAACACCAATGAAACATTTCGTCAAGCGATCATTACTGCTTGGACAGCAATCCAGTCATTTTTGGAACCAGTAATCACAACGATCACGACTTTTGTTCAGACCATGTTTGCGATGCTCTTAACTTGGTGGCAAACAAATCAGGAGACGATTATGAATGTTGTCAGTACCGTATGGACAAGTATTCAGAATGTTTTTACTGTTGTTTTAGCTGCAATTCAGCTAGTTGTTCAAGTTGTTTTGAGTCAAATTCAAGCATATTGGACTGCATGGAGCACGGTAGTACAAGTAATTGTTCAAGCAGCTTGGGCAATCATTTCTAATGTGTTCAAAACAGTATTATCCGTCATTTTGTCAGTAGTCAGTGGTGTGTTTAATCAGATTCAAAATACGATTCATTTTATTATGAGCTTTATTTCGGGAATCATTCAAACCGTATTAGCCTTAATTAAAGGTGATTGGGATGGTGTATTAGCGGGAATTCAGTCAATTGTCCGTACTTTTGGTGATTTTGTAACATCTTCTTTTTCAACCTTTATGGCAACAGCGAAAGAGATTGTCAATGGCATTATTGGAGGAATTCGAGATTTGTTTGGTTCCTTGTCAGAAATCGATCTTTTAGAAGCAGGAAAAGCGATTATTGATGGCTTTATCAATGGTTTAAAAGCAGCCTGGGAAGCAGGAAAAGAATTTGTTACTGGCATTGCAGATTGGATTGTTAAACATAAGGGCCCAGTTAGTTATGACAGTAAAATTTTGATTCCTGCAGGGCAAGCAATGATGTCAGGACTAAATCAAGGATTAACCAATGGCTTCTATACTGTTCAAAAAAATATTGGAACAATGGCGGATCATTTAGCCGATGGATTTCAACCAGTACGCGACTTAGATTTGGAAGCGACATTAACTCGAGCGAACGGTCAGATGAATACACAAGTTGAACATCGAATAAATTCTACAGGTTCCTCAAAGCCAGCAGTATTTACGATTACATTGGGCAAACAGAATTTTAGAGCTTTCGTGGATGATATTTCACAAGCTTTAGGAGAAGGCACAGAATTGAATTTAGAATTTTAGGAGGGAAAAATGGAAGAATGGAAAAATAAATTATATTCATTTAAAGATACCGTGATGAGCTGGCACATGTTCGAACAATTTCTTCCAACTTCTGCCATGAGCTATGATGGTATTTTTTTGGAAGAACTAATTGAAGGTTACCAAACGCTAAAAGTTGAGGGAAGAGAAATGCTTTCAGCAGAAATTGAACAGCAAGCAATCCAAGTGGGCGCAATTGTGATGAACCAGACACTTCCAGTACGAGAACTGAAAATCACGTATAAACTTGAGGATCGTAATCCAGAAACTTTGCAGTTTAAGTTTAAAACCTTATTGAATCACTTGTATCGATCAAATGATGTTGAGATCCGTTTTTATGATGAGCTAGATTACTATTATTATGGACGTTATACTTCTGCCGAAACAGTCAGTGGTGAATCTAACTCTGTTATTTCTAGTTTTACAATTCTTTGTGTTGATCCATTAAAGTACACGAAAGAATTTGTGACAGATGGTTATGTTGGTATACCAACTTTTTTCCCGGTGACACCACGTAAAATCGAAGCGGTGTTGTCAAATAATCAATCAATTACTATCACTAATGGAAAACAGACCATTAGCATCAGTGATGCACCAATCCAAATCGGTGATAAGATCGTTTTTCAGTTTGCTGAGCAACGTGTATTAGTAAACGGAGCAGACTGGACACCAATCATTGATTTGGACAGTGATTTTGAAAATTTTTGTCTGGAACAAGGGCAAGAGATAAAAAGCAGTAACGGAACACTAAAAATTTATTATAGGGGGGCGACTATTTGAATTCGACAGTTTATTTTTTTGATAACTTTCAGCATTTGATTAAACGAAAAGATGCGAAGAATTTAATTGAAGTTTCTCAAGAAAAAGAAATTACTGCAGAGAAAAAAGAATTATTGAACGACGTGCTTTATGTTACAACGAAATTTGATGAGACAATTGCAAACGCGCAATTTATGGCGGTTCGTGAAAGCGAATCGTCTTTTTCATTGTATCGAATTACTAAAGTAAGTGATCCGAATGAAACGCTTGAATTTACTGGAATTGGTTTTGCACCGGATGAATTGGATTCGTATATTATCAGCCGGGTACTAGCAAAGAATCAATCGATTACTTCTTTACTCAATGAGCTATTGGCTTTTACTAACGGAAACTGGCGGCTAGGTTATATCGAACCAGAGTTATCTAAGGTTACAGTAACTTTTGATTATCTTTCTGTACGAGAAGCACTAAAGCAATTGCAAACTTTCGGAATGGAGTTTTTATTTTTCTGCACGCTTGATGCGGATGGAATCAAAGATAAGTGGATCGAAGTACATCAGCAGATTGGTTCACTTTCTAATACGCGATTTACTTATGGCAGCAAAGCATTGACGGTGATTAAAGAAGTCGATCAAAGCACTATTTATACTTCAATAATCGGTCGTGGAAAAGGTGAAAATGTTGGAAATGGTCAAGGAAAGCGACTTGATTTTACCAATGTGGAATGGAAAAAAGCAAGCGGAGATCCATTAGATAAACCTAAAGGGCAAGTTTTCATTGAAGATCCTGTAGCAACAAAAAAATTTGGTATCCCACAAAAGAATGGAAAGATGTATAAACGAGAAACGGTTGTTGTTTTTGACGATATTGATGACCCACAAGAATTGTTAAAGAATACTTATCTGACTTTACTGGATTCGGCTAGACCATTGGCGCAATTTCGAGCAGAAGTAACAGACGGTGATGTTATTGGTAATACGGTAACTATTCATAGATATGACAAAGGGTATCATTATGCCACTCGAATCTATAAGACGAAAATCAATCGTTTAACTGGAAAAACAACGGTTGAATTAGGTGACAATTTAACAAAAGATACAAGAAAACAGTCAGCAAAAGTTTCAACTAACTTATCTGATTTGGAAACAACGAAAATGAACTTCTATCAATCGACTGAAATCGGAAAATATCAAGATGATATCATGCGTGGTGCTGGAGAAAATGGTGGCTCTGTTTATCAAGTAAATGGAATTGAAGCGGGTGTTAGCAATAGCCGTGAAGTATATGAAACGGTTTATATGGACGGGAAAAATATTCCTAACTCGAAGTATTTTATGATTGAAAATAATTCTGGAATTTCATTTAAGCAATGTAAGCAAGGCCAATGGAAAACAATCAAAGATGTTCATAATGGTCCTTCAACAACCGCTTGGTCATTAGATGGTCAATTCAATGCGAATTTTATTCGTGCAGGTATTTTGAATGGAGTACTTGTGGAAGGTGTCATGTTGAAATCGGCTCATCGAAATATGACTTACCAAGCCGTTTTAGATAGAGGATCATTAGAATTTCAATACTACAAAGAAACACCAGAAGATTTAAATTACACGAATGAGAATTGGCAAAAGGCAGTTGAGGGGGAAGTTGTAGGTAAAATCGAAGGAACTTCGGGAGCTGGTAAACCAAATGGATTTGCAGTCATCCAGTATCCGGGACAGATTTTTTCCATTAATTCTGCTTATGAAAGTGGTAGTTCGAGAGCTGTTTTCCAGATTCCCAAAGAATCGAATGGCGAAAAGAGGAAGTACAAACTTTTGGGAGAAGGTACGTTTAGTGAGGGAAAGGTTGTCTTTAAAAACGATGTAACGTTTGAAGGGAAAGTACAAGTAAATGGGCGATTGGATGTCAAAGAGCTTTATGTAAATGGTGTGAAAATTGATACAAATGGTGGTGGGAATTCTGGAGGAAATGATGGAAGCTGGAATGGACAATATCCACCAGAAGTCACTTCTGATCGTGACAAACGTTATTGGCAAATTTGGGCAATGGCTATTAGTGCTGGATTTACGAAACAAGCTGCAGCCGCTCTATTAGGTAATGCACAAGGTGAATCTGATGCGAGTCCAGTTGCAGATGAAGGAAATGGTGCCCCAGGGTTTGGCTACGGTGTGTGGCAGTGGACAGATTCGACAGGTGTGAGTAGTGGGCGTGTATATATGATTAATTTGATGACACAAGCAGGAGTCACAGAAGATCCAGATACAATCACAGCTCAGTTCAAGTTATTAATGTGGCATTCGTCGAACGGACAATGGATTGCAACTAGCGCTTATCCATATACATGGACGCAATTCATGAATTTAACTGATATTAATCTGGCTGCAGAAGCGTTTGTGGCCAATTTTGAACGACCACGCGAACCGCATCCGGAAAGAAGTGTGTGGGCACAAGAATGGTATGACAAATTTGTAAATTTGGAAATTCCCCAAAATGAGGGTTACGTCAAGCCTATTGCAAGTCCAATCACAGTTACAAGCGAGATGGGATGGCGCACATCGCCAATTACTGGACAACAAGAATTTCATAATGGAATTGATTTGGTGAATGGAAATTCTAACACCCCGATTTTTGCAGCATGCGATGGCGAAGTCATCACTGCGGGTGCAGAATATTTTGATTGGTACGGAAATTACACAGTTATAAAACATCCAAATGGAATGTTTACTGGCTATGCGCATCAAAGTCGAGTAGATGTCTCTAAAGGGCAAAAAGTGGTTGCTGGTCAGCAAATCGGCTTGATGGGAACGACTGGACCATCCACAGGTGAACATCTGCATTTCCAATTTATGGATGAGTTTTACCCGTCATCGAGTAATCATTTTCATAATCCAAGAAACTATATTGAATTTTAAAGGAGGAAAACAATGACAAATCATAAAATGATATTAAGTACTACCACACCTAACAACAATGTACCTTTAATTCGTATCATTCAAGACGACAAAAATAGCCAAATTTTTGAAGCTGAAATAATAGAAGAAGGAAAGTTACTAGATTTTGAGGGAAAAATTGTTTTTTTTAATGCTCAAATCGGACCTTATAAAGTACGCGATAAGGTAGAAAGTGTTGATTATACAAATAGTCGCGCTTCATATACGTTAATTGATGCATTCTTGCAAAAAGTGGGTAAATTTGAAGCTTGGTTTAGCTTTGCTGATAGTGACACACCAGAGTCGGACTCATTCAGTACGATGAAATTCGTTTATAAAATCCTTCCCGGAATCAGAAAAAATGTTTGGGAAGGAAATTACTTTTGGGACTTAAAAGAATTAGTTGACTATTATCAACGTTACAAAAATATTATTGCTAATATTATTGAAAATGAGGATTTCAGTGGATTAGTTGATAAAATTGCCGAAATTGAAGGGAAAACGGATCAAATAGATAATTTTTCCACTGCTACAAAAACAGAAGCGGAGCAAGGAACGGCAGCCAATAAGTTCATGACACCACAAAGAGTTGTGCAGCAAACTGATGCTCGATTAGCGACAATTGAAGAAGTGCAAACAGGGACGAATAGCACAAAACTAATGACGCCAGCGACAACTACTCAAGTCATAAGAAAAACAGCAGTAACTATCACAGATAATCAAGACGTGACAGGAAAAAAGAATTTCGTAGAAGCACCTACATTTAAAGGAAAATCACTTGCATTATCATCAACAACTTTAGTTATTGAATCAGGCTTTAAAAATGAAACGGCTGGATGGGTGAAAATGCAACGTTTTGGCGAAATTGTTATCATTTCGTACTCTCTTTCACCAAAAGCAAATGCGGGGACATGGATGACCATTATACCTATCGACACAATCGTAGATACTTATCTTCTTAATCAATCTGTTTATTCTGCAGGGGCTATCTCTTCTAGTGAAGTAGCTAATGCAAACTGCGTGGTTGGGATGAACGAAGCTGGTCTTCAATTTGGAGCATGGAATCGGCCAAGCGGTACTGCAGCCTTTACTGGCCAACTTGTGGGTATTGCTAGGAATAAGTGAGGGAGGTGAAAAAAATGTCAATTAGAAAAAAAGATGATATTGTTATCAAACCACATGCGAGTGGCCGTGTTGAAGGGCGAAACGACTATGTTTTTTATAGTTTTGATAGAAACAGTTCACAATTTATCCTGAAATTTGTAGATCACAGAGGGAGACCATATGATTTATTAAATGCAAATCCTACAGTGCTTTTAATCATCGAAGAAGACGGAAAATGGAAAAAAGTTGTACTTGAGGGAACAGATATAGAAGAAATTAGTATCATTGATGGGAAGATAGCTATCACTATTCCTGAATTTCTTCTAGGTTATCGTGGAAAGGTTGATATGTATGTCGGCTTAACTTTTGATGATGGATCAAGTTCTGATGAACTACATTTAGCATTTACAATGAAAAAAAGTCCTTTTGATTCTGCATACGAAGAGGCTAAAGACTATTATGTAGCAAATTTTGAAGTGTTACTACATGAAGTAGAATTGGCGAAAGAGAATGCTATCAATGAAATAAACAAGCAATTACCAGAAACAGAAAAAACACTTGAAGAAACTGTCGAAAAATTGGCTGAACTCAAAGCTGAAATAGGAACAATTGATTTTGGCTCTTTTCAAAAATCAAAACTGACTTCAGACGGTGGCAAGGCGTTACGTTTAGCAGACTTAAATCCTCGTCAAAGTACCATTGATGATTTAACTCGACCAGGCTTTTACTACATTACAAGCGCAGAATCAAATACCTTTATTCCGGCAGATCATTATATTCGGCAAGTTGGTATGGCAGGGTCTGGCTGGATAACTGTCTATCCTGGTGACGCAGGGGGAGTAGTCGTACAAGAATGGTATAGAAATACGGCAAGTGCTGTAGCAAACACTCGACATTTATATCGTAAACAAGAATCAGCTTCGCCCGTTACGTGGAATCCTTGGTCAGAATATGCGCAGACAAACAGCACGATGCTATCAAGTAGCTATTATCAAGGTGCAGCACATCGAATTGCTGAAGCAACCACTAACGGAAAACAAACAACTAGCTATCTTGAATTAAGCGAGAACACAGGAATTTATTATTTAACCACAAACGAAAGTAAAGAAATGTCTGATTTTACTCAATTACCGCCAGAATTCATTTACGGAGTATTTGTAGAAAATATCCCAAATGCGTCAATTAACAATTTCTTACAACGAATTACCAGTAATGTTACGGATGGAGTATCACAACCACCGGTGACTTATTGGCGTGTCATTCAGAAAAAGGCTGATGGCTACACACCAACTAAATGGCGTAAAGTTGTTTCGCAAGACGATGCACAAATGTATAAAACAACAAAAGACAACGGTGATAGCTGGAGATTAGAAGACTTGCCTGCTAAGCCAGATGGATTAGAACAGTGGGCGAGGTTGTATAAAGGTTGGTACTATATACCGAACTCTAGCTTAAAAACAATGAGTGACTATAGCACACTTCCGCCAGAATTTGCTAACTCACATGTTCACATGGAGATTCAAGGAGGAGCTGGAAGTGTGTATGCTCGTCAGACATTGACGATGTATCAAGCACCGTTCACTCAAATATATAGAGTAGTTACAAACACCTTGGCTCAGCCGTGGCAGACAGTAGCTAAAAGTGACGACGTTGTTAACTTGACGAAAAATCAATCGGTAGGTGGCAAAAAAGATTTTACGGAAATTCCAACGATTGAACAGTCAAACGTTGTGAGTGAGTCTAGTTTTGCAGATGTGTATAATAAAGTCATAAATAATTTGTCTAGCTTGAAAGTTACGTCTGGATTTAGTGATGGATTTACTGGTTGGATCAATTTTGAGCGGGTAGGTGAAACAGTTATTGTAAGTTATGCGTTAAGCCCATCTACGAATACTGGAACATGGAAAACACCACTTTCTATTGCAAGTATTCCTGAAGAATTTCAATTTAACAATAATGCTTATGGAACTGGTAGTATTGCAACATCAAATATAGGCAATGATGTTTGTCAAGCTGGTATGACAACTGTTGGGTTTCAGTTTGCTTCATGGAACCGCACATCTGGGACAGCTCAATTTGCGGGTCAAGTGATAGGGACGGCAAAAAGCCGAGAAAAATAGTAGCCTGGTTGTTCCAAAATACATCCTACATGCAGGGAACAGTCAGGAATATCCTGAAAACTCATTGCCGGGTTTTTATAAAGCGCCAAAAAACATAAAGGCATATGAAAATGACATTATCAATACAAAAGACAATGTCTGGGTACTGATGCATGACTTAACCATTGATCATACAACAAATGGGACAGGATGGGTGCAAGATATGACTTTTGAAGAATTAAGAAAATATCGGTTAGATGTAGGAGCAAATATCGACAATTTAACGGATGGAGAGAGAGTTATTCCGTCATTAGAAGAGTATTTGCAAGCATGTGTAGCAAATGAAGCTGTACCAGTCATCGAATTGCGACAACGAAATTATCCGATGTCAGCATACTTAACGTTATACACGACAATTTCAAAATATATTTGTTTGAATGATTGTGTTTTGATGAGTTTTGGAATTGATGTAGTGAAAGCATTACGCGCACATTTACCTAATGCCAATATATGGTGGATTACGTACAATCTAAATGACGATGTACTAAATACATGTGAACAATATAATTTTGATGTGGATGTGATTCAGAGCGCAGAAGATTTAACGGCTGAACAGGTGAAATTATTTCATAATCATGGTATAGAAGTGAACACGTGGACTTTATACCAAAAACAAGATCATCAACACTTGTTAGATTGTAACGTTGATCATATTACGACAACGATAAATGATATTAACTTATAGCTAGCGAGCGTACTCAATTGAGTACGCTTTTTTACGCAGAAATTTAACAAGAGAAAGGTGGCAACAGATTGATTATTGATAATTTATTACTATGGAATGAATTCCGAGGATTACTAAATAACATCTACATTCAAATTTTTGTTTGGATTGTGATTGCAGATATTGTAACGGGAATCTGCAAAGGGATTTTTGTTAAAGAAACGAATAGTACGAAAGGCTTGATGGGGATTGTAAAACATTTGCTTGTTGTTGGCTTGGTTCTAATTGCTTACCCGTATTTGAAAATTATGGGTTTTGAGGGAGTAGCAACGGCATTTGTCTTTTCTTATATTGCGGTATACGGCATTTCTGTCATTGAAAATCTAGGACAACTGGGAATTCCAGTACCAGAATTTGTCAAAAACCGTTTTAGTAAGTTAAAAGAGACATCAGAAAAACAAGGTGAGGAAGAAAATGGAGGAAAAAAATAA